TCGACGAAGTATCTCAAAGCTCCAATCGAAGTTGACGGGGATGACTTAATTGTACACAAAGAATTTGAACAACATGGCATTATTCAACCAAAAGGCAAGTGTAGTGTTAGTATAACCTATTCAAAGGGCAATGTTGCCATTGGACATACTGCAATTAATGTAACTGCAGGGCAAAAAGCACCAGCTTTTGCGTTTTCCACGAATTTAACCGATGATCAAGTGGAAGAATTCATGAAAATTGTGGTGGATTTGTACTATTCCATGACGGATGACGCGTTTCTTGCGACAACGAAATTAACTATGTGAGTCTTGGTTCTATGTCCAAATTTTTTTCGCAAAACTTGGGAGAACCCCTAGTTTGGCGGTTTTGGAACCCTATTCTATTAGGTCGTACCCAATGTCCAAATTTTTTTTGCAAAAACCCGGGCAAATTCGAATTAGGGTTTTAGACTGTCTGTATTATGAAGCAAGCAAGTAATTTTTTTGATTTTGTAACTAATATTTTATTTGAAAAGGGTAAAATTGATATAGATATTACATCTGCGCAGATTTATTCTCCGTATATAGTGAATAGGTATGTAACATTTGCTAATACTCGGTTTGTTCCCTTAATAAACAATAGTGTTAATATGTATGGTTCGGTTTTTAGTATTAATATTGATCATTATCATTTTTTACATGCTTTAATTCCAAAAACAAATAGGAAATATATTAATTATACAAAGAAAATAAAAAAAGATAAAAAGGCATATGAAGCGGTTTGTACACGATATGAATTATCACAACGAGAAGTACATTTGTATTCAGAAACATTTGAGATAAATATTAAAAATTATGAGTAAAGTAAAAAGAAAAAGTGTACCAACTCTAGAGACAAAAACGAAACAAGCGTATGAGTCGGAATTAGATAAATTAGATTTGACTGATAGTCAACGAGATGCTTTTGATCATGATGTAAAACGTAGCTTAATTGATTTAGATACATATCAAGATACTGATACTTTTAGTCTTCAAGGATATCAGTTGAGGTCAGTTATGGATGATATTGTTTTAGCACAATATGTAGATTTATCAAATGACGGTCGTTCTGTTATTCGTAACGGTATACATATTCCATTATCTCAAGTAAAACGTACATGGCGATTAGCGAGAGTCGTTCTTGCTGGACCACAATGTAAGTGTGCTAAGCCTGGTGATGTTGTTTGCTTTCCAGATGATAAAGGTATAAAGGTTGATAATTTGCGAGTAGTAGGTTACGATCATTCCCTTAGAGATTGTATCTTTTTAAGTGAGCAACGCTTTTTTGGTATTTGTCAAGACTTAGAAGACAATGATAACCAGCTTAGCTAATCTTAAAGTTATCTTATTGGATAAGGTATGCGAGGTAAAGTTCGTCCGGCGTAATCCTAAGCCCGGCCGGCCGGGTTCTAGAAGAATGTTATGTACTAATAACGCGCAACTTTTAAATTCGATTGAAGGCCGAACTGTTTTGAATTATGATCCTCCACGCCAAGCTCCTACGTACAATCCTAATCAAGAGAATTTAATTGTAGTTTGGGATATCTTAATGCAAGATTATAGAACTATAAACTGTGACACAGTAGATTTAATTAGTACTTTAGAAGCAGATGAAACATTCTGGGTATATTTAAATGAGAAAATTGTCCCTATGTCTTCGGGCGATAAAATGGCTTTTATGAATACATGACATACGAACGCGTTGATAATATATTAAAAGAATTATTACTTACCAATGTGAAGATTATGTCTAAAAAACGAACTCTTGGTATTGGGCAAATTATGCTGTATGATATAAAGGATTTTAATATTAAATTATTATTTAACAATAATAAAAAGATAGAGTTATTATATCCTTTTAATATTATTAAGAATAAAAAAACGATTTATTTTGATTACACCTTACAGCATATCCATCGAGATGATATTATATGGCGCGCCCGTCTTAATCGACTTATTAAAAATAAACGTAATAGGTATTATGACTTGCTTCTTTCTATAGAGATATTATAATATACAAATGGGCATTAAAAACTTCCCGGAAGGATATATACCATCTTCAAGCCAGCAATATGCTATACCAAATATTATTAATGGTTTTAAGGATTGTAAATTTGTTGTTGTGCAAGGACCTACTGGTTGTGGAAAAAGTTTTATTGCGAAAACAATTGCTAATGGTTTAAAAAGAGCACCATCAAGCTTGACAAAGTTAGTTTCTGATTATAGAGCATTTGAAATAACTCGAAACAATAGTAAATTAACCTACGAGTATGCAGATGATTTTGAAAATAAAAATTATGGAACATCTATTTTAACAACAACAAAAGCTCTACAGGATCAATACACTAGAGATTTTGAAGATATAATTCCTCTTAAAGGTAAGAGCTCATATATTTGTAATTTAGATGACCGAAGTTTCGCTGATGCAGCTCCATGTATTTTTAGTACAAAATTAAAAAAAGAATGTTGGGATTGTAATAGGTGTGATTATTATGAAGCAAGAAATAAATCAATAACTGCTAAGATAAGTGTAGAGAATTATTCTAGTTTTTTTCATAAACCAGATCATTTGAAATACAGACAACTTATAGTTTGTGACGAGGCATCGGAATTAGAAAATGTTATTGTTAGTCGATTTAGTTGCAGGATAGATCTAGGTAAATTAAAAAAATATAATTTTACGTTATTATATTCATCAAATAGAAAACAATTCTTTACAAACCTAATTGAACTTCATGATGGTTTAGAGGGTAGATATATGGAGCTATTTCGAATGTTTGAAAAACATTCTGATACAATAGGAGATACTATAAAAAAGGAATTTAAATTTATATCAGATTTAAAGAGAGATTTATCTTTAGTTATAGACACTTGGCGACAATCTGAATATATTATTAATAAGACGCGTAATTATAATAAAGCTTATATACAATTAATACCTAAGAAGATTGATGTACTAGCTCAGCATTTATTTAAATATGCTACTAATATTTTATTTATGTCCGCTACGTTTGTTGATTATAAGCGGTTCATGAGAGGTTTAGGTATATCTGAACAAGATTATAAATATATAGATTTACCGTCAGCATTCGATCCAGCAATGTCACCAATTATATTTGGTACGTTTCAGTTGTCTAAGAAAAATATTGATACATATTTTCCAAAAGTGGTTAAGTGCGTACAAGAAATTTTAGAAGAACATAAAGATGTAAAAGGATTAATTCATACTCAGTCAAATGTATTAACGTTAAAATTAAAAGAGCAGTTAAAAAGTGATCGTGTACTATATCGTGTTAAAGGTGATAAAGATAATATTGATATTCTGACAGAACATTCCAATAGCTCCAAACCAACTGTGCTTGCAAGCCCCTCTTTAAACTTTGGTGTTGATTTAAAAGGTGACGCGTCTAGATTTTGTATCATTATAAAATGTCCATGGCCAGATTTAGGTGATATTAGAATAAAAGAAATGTCAAAAAATGATCACAAATGGTATACTAATAAGATGTTTACTACTTTTATACAGCAGTGTGGCCGCTGTACTCGAGATGAAAATGATTATAGTGTAACGTATATAATTGATGCAGGTAGTATAAGAAAACTAATACCAGAGTATTCAAATTTACTACCGATCTATTTTATAGATCGTTTTATTTAATAAATATTTATAATGAAAAACCAATATTATGGTTTTGAGCTAAAAGACATGATAAGGCAGTTTATTACTGCTTTTAATAGCATTGTCATTAATAGATATAATAAAAGTAAAACAGTCGTTGATCAACTTAAAGTAGGGTTTTATTATGGACCAAAAGAAAGAGCGCTTCAAGATATAGTTAATAAAGCTCAAAGTTTAAAGTTGCCAACAATTGCTGTACATTATACTTCTATTTCTCGAGATTCAAATAGAGTTTTTAATAAGATTCCTGGGTTTTACTATACAAAAGCCCCTTCGGTTAGTGCTGGTGCATTTGATTCTGATTGGCTACAGACACCTATTCCAATTAATGTAGGTATATCTATGTCTATCATGACAAAGTTTCAAACTGATATGGATCAAATTTTAAGTAATTTTGTACCATATAATAATCCATATATTATTATAAGTTGGAAAGTACCGACGTCACAAAATTTAGCTAGTAATTTTGAGATTAGGACTGAAGTATTATGGGACGGCTCTTTAGCTTTGGAATATCCTATTGAAGTATCTGGGACTCAACCAGCAAGAATTATTGCTAATACAAATTTTACGATGAAAGGTTGGCTGTTTAAAGGTCCGCAGACGGAAGATCCTAAAACCATTTTTGTTATTGATCAGGACTTCATTCCTGTGAAGACATTTGATTATGAGTAAATTTATAAAATATACTTCTGCTTTAACTGAGGTTACTGCGTTTAGTGGTAATTTTGATCATAGAGAGCTTTATGGTAGGCCAGAGTTTACTGGTGGTAATACATATACAACTCTTGCTTGCGGGTTTTCTGGTATTAGAACACTTGAAGGTTATAATTTTGACTCTGTACAAGGAGTAATGTTAAGTACATTTAATAGTGAAGATTTAGTTGGATTGCTTGGTACTGGTACTTATGCTGTAACTGCAGTGTCGGCTCTTTCTTATCTATCTGGTGGAGCGACAATTGCTCCACCATTGACTGGGTATTTTATATCCCCGGGTACAAGTGCCGGGACTTATACATTAAATAACTATAATAAGATGACTGTTACATTTCCAACCATAAGTGCGCTCGGTGCTTATGGTATTATAGATGTAATACCAATTAATGCAGCTGGATTTACCAGTTGTTCTATAAAAATTAACTTACCGGGTACGACGGTGACAGGTCATGGAAATCAAATATATGTAAGCTATGAATGAATATAGTGGACAAGAGCTACGACTTCTAAAAGATAAAGTTAATACTTTATTTAATTCCAACCCAAATTGGAAGGTTGTTGGGCTACATATTAAAGAAAAAAATGGTCAATTAACGAGTGATATAGCTATTACATTAATAGTAGATCAGAAATTACCTGTAAATGAAATTGATAGTAATGATTTATTTCCAGACAGTATTACTATACCTGGTTTAAGTGAACCAGTAAAGACAGATGTTCAAGTAGGACCCACCGAGTTTAAAGCTTTAGGTTGTTACACTTTACCTACTCCTGGTACTGATGACAGTGGTTGGGCAATGCCTGTTAGTGGTAGTAGAATGACCCACAGGCCATTAATGGGCGGGATTGGGTGTACCACTATACCACCAAATGGGTATGGTGGTAGTGTTATTAGTGCTGGAACATTAGGAGGATTTTGCATCGACTTGGATGATAATACTATTGTAGGTGTAAGTAACAATCATGTTATTGGCGGTAATCAAGTACGCGGAGATATGACACTCACCATGGGCTATGCGGGCCAATATTCTGCACATAAAAATGATTACCACCAAACGTATTGGTCAATACTTTCAACGAACGATATCGCCTCGAATGAAAGCATCCCGCATCCAATTTTTCAGCAGCCTGAAACTCATTACCCAGTGCATCAAAGAACATCGTGGGACGAATATACATCTTCTTACGGTTCCGGTTCCACTGGGTTATCTGCTTTGAAGGTAGGTACTGTAAAAAGAGCCTACCCTCTTACAAGTAGTAATAATAAAATAGATGTAGCAATTTTTGCATTAGATACTACAATAAACTCCATGTCTGCTCTAATAAGCACGACTGAAAGCTGGAAGCAATATTTACTCGATTACGATACTCCAATGGATTTTGCGACAACAGCCGAAATAGATAGTCTACTAACTACAGCATCCGGTTCACCCGTTTTCAGATCTGGAAGAACAGAAGGCCCGGTTGGTTGGCCTGGTAGTGATCCATATGGTTCAGACGGTCGACCATCGAACGTTGGTTGCTCTTTAAGTGCGTATGGAGTCACTGACGCTGCTAATATTAATTACGGTGGTAACATAGAGACTATTGGATATGTTGAACAAATATTTGTAAGAGGTACTACAGATCCATCAACTGGAGGAGACTCTGGTAGTTTCGTATGTGGTTTGTTTAATGAAGGTAATCCTTCTTTATCTGCATGGAAAATTATCGGGCTTTTATTTGCAGGGAGTGATGCTGGTAATTATATGATAGCAAATAGAATAGATAATGTAGCATCAATGTTTAATTTAGGTGCATATAAAGGTGAAACTTTAGATATAGGATATAAGAATGTTGACATAAAAGTTATAGATACCCGTCAATCTGCAGTAACGGCAAGGATCGGTGGTAAAATGTATTGGCAAGCCGGGTCAACTAATTCTCCTGCTACGGGTCGGTTTGACACTTAACAGTTATGCATAAATAATATTACAATGGCAGACGGACAAAAAGGAACATTTGGAAGAGGGTTACAGAAATTTATTCAAAATAATTTACCCTATAGGTCACCGGCGGCAATTATAGATGACGTAACTGAAGAGAATCCTAAGTTCAAAGATTTCTATAAAGCAGGGTCTTTACGTAAAG